CATTATTTTTGACATCTAGCAAAATGTGTAGACACGGGGGGGAGTTAAATATAATAACTCTCTTTTTAACCCTTCATCTAACTCTTGTAGCCTAGCTTTCTTCATCTCTTCGTCTTGCTAACTCTCTCAAGTAGTCATCATCTATCATGCCTGCATCGGCTAATCGGTGATGCTCTCTACATAAACAGATTAAGTTGCTATCTACCAAAAGTAAAGAAGGTTCGACCCTCAGCTTAGTGATATGGTGAACCTCCAGATTTCTATAATTGTATTTGCCCTCGTCAAGACATACTGAACATAGATACTTGCTCCGCTCTCGTATTTCCTCGCTCTTCTTATGCCATTTATAAGTGTTCCGTAGCTTGGCCTCAGCATAGTCATATCTGTAATGCTTGCGTCTCTTACCTACTTTGCACACATACCCTTTAGCATGTATCCTACCGCATCTAGCGCAACTAATATAATCGGTCATGATCTAACTGAATTTTCCCCAATAATCTAGCCGCTTGCCATTCTTAGCATATCCTGTTGCCATGTATCCATAGCCATTGGATCTCGGTTGCCGAATCCAGACGTATCCTCCTTGAATAGCATAAGCGTCATAGTTGATCTTGCTTCCTGCCTTTAACAATGAAATAGAAACTGCGTTTTTGCTTGGTGCTGTTTTTAAATAAATAGCCAGCTCTAACGTGAACGTTCCTTTTTCTGAGCGCCATACTCCAGCATGATCCTTCTTCTTAGTGTTAGTAGCAGTAGGCTTCTTTGAGCTTTGACTACCCTTGGTATACAACCCTTTGAAGTCGTAGCTCATGTCTATCTTAACCCCACCGACTGGATACTCGCTAGTAAATTGCCAAGTGCCTACATCATCAAGACCTGGTTTGCCAGTACCGTATTCAGCTAACCAAATGTTTTTAGGAATGATCTTCTTGCGATCAATATGACCGTCCTCAAACCATGACCGCATTGAGTAGATGTCAGTCTTAGGATAGCCTGCATTCTTTACTCTTTGAATAAAGGCGTTAATGTCAGCAGTCCCATTTACTCTAGCTGTTGCGTGATCCTCATAATCGAGAACCATAACTGAATCTTCGCCAATACCTAACTTCTTAGCATTCTTAACGAACCAATCAGCCTCAGCTTGTGCGTCAGCTACTCCATTAAATTTAGCATAATGGTAAGCGTGCACTTTTAATCCTGCCGACCGTGCATTCTTGATTTGGCTACCAGCTTTTGGATTAACGTAAGCCGTTCCCGGATTAGATCCCTCCGTCAGTTTGATAATCACTGCCTTAACGCCCTTGTTCTTCAACGCTTGAAAAAACTCTTCACTGTCTGGTTGATAACTTGAAACGTCAGCAACTAAATCGTAATTAGCCAATATTTTCGTCTCCCTTATTTGTACCCTGCTTAATGTTCTTTACTCCGCTAAATAAACCACAAGCAGACAAGCCAACTGCCAGCCCCAGAATAATGCCTTCTGCTACGGAATAATGTAACAGGAAACTGAATACCCCTACGCCGCTAATTAAGCCGAGGATCACGTCAACTACCGGAATATATTTCTTGTCGAACCCAACTTGCTTAAAAAGCTCCGCTAAAGCCATCACTAATGCAACTTGACCGACTGGAGTAATCAGCTGGTTAATCAAATCTTTTGCGTCCATATTTTAAGTTCCTCCTTTATCTTGCTTTTCTCATACCTAATATTATAGCACATTTTTCCCCTTTTTGAAAGAAAAAAGTGGGCTTAAAGCCCGCAGTATCAATATTTTTCATGCTTTTAGTAGTTCATGCTGTTCTTCAACAGCTTAATGGTGTAAACCGTGTCTCCTTCTTTTGCATGGTAGATGTCTTCACCTACAAATTGTTTATTTAAAACAAAAAGCACCACCATTCTTGGCAGTGCTCTTCGTTAAGGAACAAATTTTAGAAAAAAGGAAAACATATCTATCGAGGTACATTCTTATAGTACCGCTATCCAATCGATTTGTCAAGTTATTTCTTCAATTCAATTACAATTTTTTTCCCTTCAACATGAATTTGGATCTCGTCATGTGTATGTTCCTCCCCAAAGGCCTCAAATGCAATCGCCTTAGGGATGTTCGCTGTGTAGCCGTTATTCTTAACGTTTCCGTTCTTGTCGTAAGTCTTCCGCATTGATAATCTCATGATTTTTAGTCCTTCCGTTTCTTAATATGCCATTTTTTATCTGAGCAGTAATGCGCTCTATCTGGTAATTCAAACTTGAGCAACTTTACCCGCTTAATTTCTCTTGGCTTGAATTTTCTTTGTTCAAGGTCTATTCGTCTCTCTGAATAGTACTTAATACCGTTTTTTTCAGCGTACCACAGTAAATATCTGCCAAAGCGGGTAACGCCATTGCGCTTTGCTGAGACTCTTACCGTTGAAATACCTATCCCCATTTCATATGCTACCATTTCCGTCGTATAACCTTCTTCAATCAGATCAAGGATCTTGTTATCTCTTTCAACGAATCTAATTAGTCTATTTTTCATTCGTTCTTTGTATTCAAACGAATATGTTTTGTCTTCATCCGGAGACATTTCCCGGATCTTTAAGAACTCATCACAATCTTCTGGAGCTTCAAGGATGCCTCCGTATTTTAAGATCGCTTGATCTACCAAGTCTGTTAAAGCGCTCATTTTGGTAGCCCCCGTTCTGCTGGTAAAGTCTCAGCAAAAGAAATCAACGCTGTCCATGAATCTGAATTATCTAGGCCAGAATATGAGATGAAGTGCTCTGCTTCCTCCCCACAGATCCAAGCCAAAATTTTCAGATTTTCTGAGTCAATAACATAGACATCTCCATTGTCGCTCTGGGCAACCGCAACCGGGTTGACCTCCTTTTCGATGATCTCTTTAAATTCTTTTACTGTCATGGTCTCGTTTCCTCCATTAATTCCTTTATCATGATCTTTATTTTTCTGTAGTCGTCATATTTAAAGCCTTCTGGGTTAATAAACATGACGCTTAGGCTTGCTAAAACGTCCCTCACTGGTTTTCGGTAGACATGCGCATGATTATAAACGATGTTTCTACAGAAGTCCTTGTGGCCTTTTACAGCTCCATATTGGAACGCATTCGCTATTCGGTAACTGTCGAACGTATAACTCATTTTTTCGGATCTCCTGCCTCAGGATCTTCTTCTTCAAGATCTCCGAACTTAGCATAGTTTTCAAGCTCCCTGAATAGCAATTCAAGTCTTCTTGTCTCCGTACTGTCCATGTTCTTCAAGAAATTCATGTCGATTGCCATGTCAATACGGAAAGCTGACGTTCCCTTAGATACTCTGAACCATGGTTGACCCGGTACAGGATCTCCAACTAATACCACATCATAACCGAACACGTCATATCGCTTGTTTGTTTCAATTTTCATTTGCTTAATGCCTCAATCAATTATTCCATCTAGCATTAGTAGATCATTGCCATTGACCAAAATGCGCAGACCATGAAGCCAAGGAATGCGAACCCTGTTAAGAAATTTGGTTTCAATATCAAGCCAATCGTGCTTAGGATAAAGCATGACCAGCTTGCAGTGATTGCAACTGTAACCAACGTACTCATCATTATTCGTCCTCCATATCTCCAACCACCTCGACCTTGTCAACGGCAATCAGAACTGGTGCTCCTCCGGAATGGAGGAACATGTACTTCTTAGCGCTGACAAGACGCTTGATTACTGTTTTGTAGTCCTCATCTACAGTTAGGCTGGAGTTGGTAAATCCAATGTAAGTGTAAGCCGATCCATTGTTAATCTCGTTAAAACTAATGACTTTCATTTTCCGCCTCGCACTCCTTTTTCACTTGAAGCAATAGTTCCCGTGCCTCAAGCATCTTAATTTCTCCAGCAATGTAATCTACTTCTTCTGCCTGTGCCGCAAGTTCATCTGCTAAGTTTCCTGTTTTTGCTTTATTTGACGCTTCAGAAAGAATATCTTCTTCCTCGTCAATGATCTTTTTCAGTGATAGCCACATTCTCTTGTAATTCATGATTGTTTCTCCGCTTAATCTACGTAACTTTCAAGAAGCAACTTTCTCGCCATTCTCAATGAATTGTTGTAATCAGTCTTATTAAAGAGAAAGCTGTCGCTGTCTCCTCCTGCTTTTTCTAAGTCTTTGTTCGCTCTGTCAATCAGCATTGAAGCCATTACCAATTTAGCATTATCCATTTTTGTACCTCCAGTTAATTGATCTGACTTTCAAGAATAAACTTGCTTGCGTACTTCAGCGCTTCGTTGTAATCCTTGATGTCGATAGTACCTTTGCGAAGGTATTTCTTCGCTTTTTCTAATAAGTCTTCAGCAATTACCAAGTTCGTAAGTAACTGTTCTTGATCTGCCTTAATCATGTTTAGTTCCTCCTTTGACGGTATCCTTATTTTATTTTAAATGTCTTATGACATGTGTAGCAGAAGAACTCATTCCCTTTATTTTTTCCAGCGAATCCAGCCAAGAGACCAACTCCACCTGCTAAGGCTGCGCCTCCTACTGCTTTGCCAACAGAAAAGCCTTTATGACTTTTGCCTACAAAGTCTACATGGACTGACCCGCAATTTGGGCAAAGCACGCCTTTGTAATCTGGACTTGATAAGTCAGCAATGCTGGCTTTTGTAAATCCAGCTAGCACTTTAATGCTTAAAGGAACAGCCTTTTTTCCAGTCAGCTTTTCAAAACAGCTGTCGCAAAGAGTACCATCTTTAAAGTTGACGATGTATTTCATACTTTGATCACCGCAGATTGCGCATCTTCTGATTTTCTTTTCTTTAAAAAAGAACATTTTGTTTACCTCTATTTTTAATTTTTTCAGTATCTCGACTTAATCAACGTAGCTGTCTAAGATCAGTTTCATCGCAGACTTCAAAGATTTATTAAAGTCGTGCTTGTTCAGCCAATCAATTCCGCCGTCCTTGTCGGCTTGATCCAAGTCTTCAAGTGCACGTTTGATTAACTCCTTAGCAATCACTAAATGCAAGGTCTCAGATGAGATTTTTTCGTCTTTTTCCATTTTTAATACCTCGTTTTATTATTTCCTTTGACTTTCTATATTAATTATATAACACTTAATGAGAATGTCAACACTTTTTGAGGATTATTTTTTCGGAAAACAAAAAGAAGCAGGATCAACCTGCTTCTTGATACCGTAAAATTAGTTATCTTCGTTCTCCTCCATCTTCAAGAATCTGTTTACGAAGTATTGCTGGCCTTTTCCAGTAACTTTCGGAGTCTTCTTAACAAGGGTGCGGCCGTCTGGGTAGTTGACCGTTGTTTCTTTTACCTCAAACCAGCCACGCTCCATTGAATACTGCGTTGGTGAATTGTAGTCACTGCCTTGCCGCTTGATTAAATAACCGTTATCACGTAACCAAGCGAACAATCTGATAGAGCCAATGTTAATGCCGTTTTGCTTGAGGATCTTGGCAAGGTCTCCAACTGAGATAGTTGAGCTACTAGAAGAAACTGAATCAGCAAATAATGCTTTTGGCTTCATTTCCTCAATCTGAACATCTTTTTCTCTCAGCTGGTCAGCGGCTTGTTGTAGCAGGTCGATCAACCCGTTCTTGTTATGAACAACATCGAAGGCCTTTTGGTCTGTCATATAAGCGCCATGCTTGCGGATAGCGGGGAGGACTTCACTAGCAACCCAGTCTTGGAACTTCTCTGCTACTTCATTGCTGGCCTTGAAGGCTAGCTTGTAGAATTGTGGTTCGGTGATCCAATCGCCTTTCCCAACATGTTGGGAAAGATACTTCGACACGTTCTCCCAACGTACATAAACCTTCCCGTTCTTGATTTGGCTAATTCCTAACCCAATTGCGGCCGCTTCAGCTTCAAAGTAAACTTGACCGTCTACTTCTTTTACTGGTAAGTCGATGTTTCCGTTGCTAAAAATTTGAACTTCGTTCATTTTGTTTTTTCCTTTTCTGAAATTCGCTTCCTAATACATTAGGCTGCTTAATTAACTTTATAACTAAATCATACAACATAGATAGAGAGTGTCAACACTTTTTTAGGATTATTTTTAGGAAAATAAAAAGAAGCAGGATCAACCAGCTTCTTGATACCGTAGAATTAATTCTCTTCGTTCTCCTCTATCTTCAAGAATCTGTTTACGAAATATTGCTGACCTTTTCCAGTGACTTTCGGAGTCTTCTTAACAAGTGTGCGACCGTCTGGATAATTGACCGTTGTTTCTTTTACCTCAAACCAGCCACGCTCCATTGAATACTGCGTTGGCGAATTGTAGTCACTTCCTTGCCGCTTGATTAAGTAACAGTTATCACGTAGCCAAGTGAACAATCTAATAGAACCAATGTTAACACCGTTTTGCTTGAGGATCTTGGCAAGGTCTCCAACTGAGATAGTTGAGCTACTAGAAGAAACTGAATCAGCAAACAATGCTTTTGGTCTCATTTCCTCATTATCTGCCGCAAGCGCCGCACTTTTAGCTCGCTCTTCCTTCAATTTTGTTGCTAACTTGATAATCGTGTCCGGGTTGTCAAGCACTTCTTCGATCTTCTGGTCGGTGAGATATGCTCCATGCTTTCTGATCGTTGGAAGAACTTCGCTTGTAACCCAGCGCTTGAATTTCCTAGCACTCGGCAACTTGCTGGATAAGATCAAAGAGTAAAGCCCAGATTCGTTGACGGTTAATAGCCCACGATTTGGAATATTTTCTAAATTCCCATTTTGGGAACTTAGAATTTTCTTGTCTTCGTCATCAACATGGATACTAACTGCTTTGCTTGGATTGGAATATCCTAAAATACTTGCTACATCTCTGCCAACGAACCAAGGTTCGCCTTCAATTTCAATCGCACGGACTTGCTTATTTTCAAAATTAAAAATTTGAACTTCGTTCATTTTGTTTTCTCCTTTTCTGAAATTCGCTTCCTAATGTCTTAGGTTGCTTAATTAACTTTATAATTAAATTATAAAACGTAGATAGAGAGTGTCAACCATTTTTTGATATTTTCTTTCGATATGACAGGAAAAATCAGGATCAACCTGCTTCCCGTTATTAGAATGGCAATTCTCTGCTTTGGTGGAGCAACTTTCTGTAGCTTACTCCTTCTAGTTTCATGATCTCCGTCATTTCCATGATACGGTCGACGGTTTTGTCCGCTACTCCTCGGCTCTCCACCAATTCCCGCAAGCTGTAATTGCTCGTGAAGATCGTTGGTCTGTTGTTAACGTATCTAGAATTAATAATGTCGTATACCTTTCCTTGAAGCCATAGATCCTCGTTACCCTTAGAGACTTTTTCAGTCCCGAAGTCATCGATGAACAGGAACTCCACCTCAGCTAGTTTCTCCATAAGCTCCTGCTCCGTCTTCCCAGAGCCTAACTCAATGTGTTGCTTCCCGAACGTATTTTTGATTGCTTGAGATATCTCGCTGAAGTTGGTAAATAATACCGAATGTAATTGCGTAATCAGCTGGTTCGCCATACAAGCCGTTAAATGCGTTTTCCCACGGCCTTTTTCTCCGTAAAGGTAAATACCTATCCCACGGCTCAGAACGGTGTCAGCGACCTCGCAATAGCGTCTACAGCGATTGTAAATAAGTCCGAACTCCTTAGACGTAACCTCGGTGGTCATAAACGTTGCGTTAGAAAATCTTGATCCAATGAGTGAACTCTTCCTCAGCTCCTCGATCTTCCCCGCAATCATCTTCTTCTCGTTTTCTTTTCGTTGGCAGGAGCAATGACATCTCATGATCCCGATGGCAGGAATTTCTACCGTTCTCGGCTCGTTACAAGTCTTGCAGTAGATAATGCCGTCCTTCTCGTATTCCTCCTCGTTGTTAATAGTCAAATTCTGAGTATTCTGATCCATCTCGTTTTACCTCCGTATTTCCTTGATAAACGTTATTGTTCTTTAACGGGAAGATACCCTGCCAATTATTCATGATCGAATTATCCAAGATTTGGACTTGATCAACTGGATCGCTACTCAGCTTCTTTAGCTTAGAGATCAAAAGTCTTAGTGCTCTATCTGTTAGTGGCTTCTTCATCAACTTACGCATTTTAATGAACTCATAGATCTCTTGTTTTACTTGTTCATCTTCAATGCACTCGTTAATGATTGAATCGTAATTCGTAGTCTTCTTGTCCTCCTTCTTTCTTTCTTTCTTAATATTGTTATTCTTCTTGTTATTCTTCTTGTTATTCTTTCCTGTACATTTTGAACTAGCAAGTTTGTCCGTTTCGTACAAACTAGCTTGTTCATTTTGTGCACCGTGTTCATTTTGCACATTCTGGTTTTCCACATACTTTTTGTTAGCAAGCATGTTAAGTATTTCGTTCTCGTTTAACTTGAAATATCGTTTTGCTGGTACTCCTTTGACTACTACTTCAATAACTCCAGAATCCTTCAGATCTGAGATTGCTTTGCTTTGTTGCCGTCTACTTAGCCCAGTACGTTTCTGAACGTTATCGATTGTTGAATAGAACATTCCTCCAACTAATTCTCCGGATTTGATATAGTAACTGCGTTCGTTTGCTAATTCGCAAAGCATAACTGCGGCATTGAGTCCCAACTTGGTTATGAGGTCTCTGTTGACAACGATGAAATTGTCGCCAGTGATCGTGGAAGAAATAATGTCCATGTACATTTTTAAGATCCTCCTTACGTTTATCTCTTACAAAAATGAATAGCCTTTTTTAGTAAGCGTGTACCATTTAGTGCGGTCAAATGGTGTGCTGTTGTAATTTCCAGACATAACAAGCCCGCTGTCCTCGAGCTTTTTAAGCGCAGTCTTGACTTGTCTTTCAGAAAAATAAGGGAACTGTTCACTAAATGACTTATTGCTTTTAAAAGTCCAGTATCTGCCAGCATGAAGATTAATTCCTTCAGTTCTGTTTTTCTCTACTTCATATGCAATTTCGGTAAACAAAACTGCGGCGTTAACTCCACATTCTTTAGCTACTTTTACGTGAAAACAATTTTTTACTAATTCTGCGTTAAAACGATGTAATGACATTTTTAAACTCCTTTATATTTACCTTGTAGGACTGCCGTTTCCATTTACAACGCTCTAGGCGTCAATTTCACGCTCTCTGAGTTCTTTTATGATCATCTCCTTCTCAATACCCTTAGCGCTATCTAAACAGTCTAGAAGACGGCTAGTTTTGCTTTCTGAGATTGCTACCTTGAGTAACTCGTAATACTCGATTTGATCTACAGTCATTTTGTGTACCTCCTATCGTTTTGTACTTTCCTTTGGCTTTATAAGTCTATCATACAATATCTAGGAGTTAAGTCAACACTTTTTTACGTTTTTGTAGACTTTTTGAAAATAAAAAAGCAGGATCAACTCCTGCTTCTCGTTATTCTATTATTCTTCTTCTTGATCCTCATACTTTTCAAGGATCTCTTGTGCTCTATCGCTTAGATCAAGATTAGATTCTATTAGAAACAAAAAAGTCTAGATATAATCTAGACTTCTTATGTGTAAATGACACATTTGCAATATTTTGGCTCTCGATATAAATTATATCACTATGGTTTTCGTAATTCAACCTCAATTCTAGGATTTTTTCGATCTACCGTAACTTGGTGTGATAATCCGACAATGTACTTTTGCGAATCGTCCTCCAGTATACCAGATTTAACTAGTGCATCTTGGATAAACTTCGTTGCGAAAGTAATGTTATCGATATCACGCCGCTTGTTAGGCTCATACCAGACGATATGAATGGTTAACGGGTAGTCTTCAACCTTCTTCAAGTTTGCTCGCTTGATCCCTTCAATAACCTTAGCCTCGTTTTTATGCTTCATCGCATTAGCTCCATAACGGTTAGCCCTACATGCTCCAGTGTAAGTGTTTAACCCGTCAAGCCTGCCTTCAATCGTAAATTTCATCTCGATCATAACCAGTTCCTCCCGAAGATCTCCATGTATTTCTCGTGACCGTATTTCTTCTCAAATTCAGTTTGAACATACTTTTTTAGGCTAAGATCTAGCTCATGGTCAAAATGGACACCTTCGTCAGACATGTTGTGGTGATGAGCGCAGAGATAAACCCAGCACCCCCACTTTTCGGCCTTTGGCCTGTTACCTACACCGTAAAAAACGTGATGCCGATGAAGATTTAACGTTGTCCCGCAAATAACGCAACGCCTCTCGTTGCTAATGATTGACTTGCTCACTTTTCAATGCCTCTATTTCTTTAACTGTTAAGGTCTCAATCCCCAAGCCTTTCGCTTCATCGACTACATAATCGATAAATCTAGCCATCTGAGACGTGTTATAGCTTGACGTGCCATAATACGCAACTACGTCAGTAAATCCCTTGATTGAGCTTTTACTCGTCTCACATAACCAGCCAAGCCCTTGATCCTCCCAGACGTGTTTAAACGTTCCTACAGCATTATCGCTTAACGTGACTACTCTATATACTCCGCAATCTTTGATGTATTCCCGATAAACGGATATTTTAGTCGTTCTAAGCCGTTCTGCGATCTTGCCTATCAAATACCAACAATAAGCATTTGCATTCAAACTACGGTGCTTTTTCGGCTTTCTGACGGTAATTTCTAGGCTTTCATCTTGCTGGAGATCTTGGAACTCTTCTGCTTTGGTGTCCGCAAGATCAACCTCAAAGGAGACAACCGCCTTTTGCTTAAACAAGTCCGTATAAACCCTAGAGATCTTGCCGTTGAGTTTCATCTTGCATCACCTAAAACGGGTAGTCGTTTTGGCTTGTTCCTCCAAATGAATTAAAGGTGCTCTGAGAGTTGTCTGCCCCACTATGGTATGTTTGTCCAGACTGGAAGCCGAAGTCGCTCTGTGCCCCCAAATTTTCGCTCTGAGGTGCATCTTGCGAGTTATTTCTCGTATCCAAGAACTGAACGCTGTCTGCTTCAATATCAACGAAGTAAACCTTTTGCCCGTTCTTGTCGTAACTACCGGAACGCAAATGCCCTCGCACTCCTACCAATGAACCTTTGTGACAGTACTTTGCTGTGTTCTCAGCCTGCTTGCCCCAGACGGATACAGTAAAGAAGTCCGCTTGTTGTTCACTCTTGAAGTTACGGTCTACCGCAAGAGTAAATCTCGCAACATTCTTGCCGGAATTAGTAGCCCGCAAGTCTACATCTTTAGTTAAACGTCCAGTTAATACTACGCTGTTAATACTCATGTTTATTTCTCCAATCTTCAACTAATTTCCACGCCATCTCTTCATTGATTGGAATGTCAACGTATTGCCGCTTCTCTTCCCGGAGATGAACTCCTTTTAAAAAAACAATATCGGTATCATAACATTGCTGGTATGCCAAACGATAAAGATTAAGCTGATATGCTAGATATTCTTTATCGAGATTGTATGTCCGTTTAATATCTGCTAGTCCGGTTACTCCATCTTGTTCAAGCACTAAATCTAAGCGGCCTGCGCAAACGGCTTTATCATCTTGGAACAAGACAATTGGAACTTCGTTATCCAAAACTTTAAAGCCGTAATGATCCCGCAGGAACTTGAAATTGTGAAGCTCCGGTAAATCGGACTCCTCATTAAGCTTGCAATATCGTTCGATTGCACTATGAACGGCCGTACCCTTTACACTTGCTCGCTGAAGGACAAATGCAGGAACTCCGTCATACTTATGACCGAATTTTATCTTGATAATCTGCGTAACTGACGGAAGAATTACTCCATCATAGATATAAGTGTGCGTGTCATCAAAATATTCGAGGCATTGCCCCCGAATATCCCAACTTTCGTAGTTGCTGTCCATTCGCTTAATCCTTTACTCTAATTCTTACTGAATCCTTGACATGAACCATTTTTACGTACTCGTCATAGATCATACGGTTCTCCTCCTTAAACGCTTTGGTGTCGAAGCGCTCTTGATCATGACCAGCAATGTAATTGATCGTCAGATGATCGTTGTCGATCTTGATTACTCCATTTTCTTTCATTGCATCAAGAATAGACTTTTTTAAGTCTTCTTCTTGCTTCTTGATTGCCTTGATTTGAGTCTCAAACTCAGCGATTTGTTTGGTTACGTTGCCGTTTAAAGTAGCGACACCGTTCTCAACCTTGATTAGATCACTCATCGTCATTGCTCCACTTAATTTCTTTCTTGCTGTAGATTGCCGTTACTTCAAATGCTTCTTTGTCTGGATAATTAGCCATTTTAATCAAGTCAAGCAGGCTGTTATTATCGCTTGCCGATTCGGCCGCAATTACCTTGCCCTTGCCGTAAATGTGCTTAACCTCCACCAGATCCCCGGCCTTAATCATCGAAGCAAAAGGAGCTTTGCATGCCTTGATCCCAGAAGTAAATTGCGCAACTACATAATCGTTAAATCCGTTAAATCCATTCATTTTTAGAAGTCCTTCCCGTTAAACCATGGTTCATGACGTGGATCGAAGCTCATTCCCGGCTTTTCCTTCTTCATGTTCTTAGAGATTAACTCGCTTGCTTTTTGTAAGCTAATATCTTCAATCTTTTCTAGCTTGTTAAACTTGAGAAGCTTGTCAAGGTTCTCGCCTTGGTAAATCTTCTTCAAGATCTCAATTTGCTTTGGTGACGCCTTGCGTTCGTTTCTTCCTTGGCCTCCTTGATTGCCTTGCTTGCCTTGGTTGATAATCGCATTTTCTACCTCCTCAGCACTAGCAACGCTAGAATCAATACCGAATCCACAAAAGCCCAAAGCACGTCCGATTGCTGACGTCTCGCAGTTTTCAATGAAGCTCGTCTTGTTGATGAATGACGAACTCTCCTTTTCGTAAGCAAGTCCAGTTGCTAACGTCTTGCCATTGTCATCTAGCACAGTAGTCTTCATCATGACGACCCCATTTTCAAGACTGACAATGTCAGTTGAGATCGTCCCGGTTGGATATACCTGCCGGAACGCCTTAATTCTTTGATTGACTTCGATGTAGCCCTTGCCCTTGATGTAAGTTGACTTCAAAGTGCCGTTGGCCTTTTGGATCTCTTCTGATTTATTCATTTTTTTCTTCCTCCATCATGAATACTCCAGATACTGCAAACAGAAAGCCTACGATCTTGACAATTACCAGAGCCAAGAAACTGGAGCTGTCCATCGCCAAAAGCATGACGATCCCGACTACGATTAAAATTATTGCTAATGTGTTGTTTTCTTTCTTTGACATTTTTACATTTCCTCCTTGTCAAAAATCTCGAATTTTTCTTGTGGATACAGTCTAAAGAAATTAGACATCATCTTATAACTTGGATCATACGTACCCCGTTCAACCGCTCCATAATGAGCGACTGAAACGCCAAGTTTTTTGGCTAATTCTTCTTGAGTTAGGTCTTGCTTAACTCGGAATACTTTTAAATTTTTTCGTTTGCACATTTTCTTTGTACATCCTTTCTTGTTTATACTTATATACTACCACCCCCAGATTATTATGTCAATACTTTTTTGACAAAATACGTAAACTTTCTATTAAATGGCAATAAGTATCTGTTAAATGACAACAAGTATTTGCTACCTCCTAAAAGCTGAGTTACCTGCTTGATACTGATTTTTAGGCAACAAAAAAGTCCCCAAATCGGGGACTTCTTCGCTTAGGAAAGATTTCTTAACACAGAGAGGATCGTTACTTGCTTACTTCAATCCGTGCATCTCATGCTAGACATGACATAAGGCATGACAGAAATTGATTTAAAGAAAGAGAAAATAATGTCGGTATTGATACCAAAAATTATTGTACTACTTCTTATAAGAAATGCAACTACTTTTTAAAGTTTTCCTTCGTCTTGCATTCTCTCAAACTCTTCTTTGATATATGAGTTGCCGCCTAGCTCTCTGTAATGCTGATACACTTCATAAATACGCTGTTTTTCTGTTTCTTTTAGCTCACGATCTACGTTTAAGTATTGAGTCAAAAAACTCTTGCACTGCTCCCTGTCAATCTTATTAATATTGGCCTCAATCTCGTCTAGCCTACCATTAATCGGCTTTGTATTTTCCATGATTGAGTTACCAATCTTGTCATAGACGCCTTTTGCGAGATATTCAACAGATTTTAAAAAAGTTACTACTACAATAACAAAAGTGATAATATCGGCAACTTTAATCTGATCTATAAAGAACTTCATTCGCTTACTCCATTAATTAACTCGCTTCCAGATATAAACTGACAAATAAGGTGGCATATTGTTATGCGGTTTTCCTCCACCATTAGAATATATCATGTAGCTGTATTGTATTCCGCTTGTCATTACGTTTCCGTTTTCTTTTAATCCAGACTTAGTTGTAGAAGTTTGCCCCATATTTGTCGCAACAATGCCTCCGTTAGCCCAGTTTCCATGGTTAATAGGTACAAGAGTGGCAAGGTTACCAATCGCATAATTCGGAATTTCTGCTTGAGTAAGCGTGTGATTTGCTTCCCCGCCTGTGCTACCTGCTGAATACGTTGATCCAGCACCAAGCAAAAAACTATCTTGGATCTGTTCCCACGTACCACCAAACAACACTGATGGGTTTACGCTGTTGACGCTGATATAAATTGACCCTACGGGATAAATCATGTCGAAGATGTTCTTATCGTTAATCTTGAAGCTGTCTCCATACGTTTTAATTCCCGTATTGTCTAACTTCGCTATTAACTTGTCTGATTGGTCATAAACCTCAGCACTGCCGTATTTATTAGCAGAAGAACCAAGTTTTAGCGTTCCTCCTTCAATCAAGTCAGCCTTCAAATTAGCGATATTTACTTTGCTAAAATCAAGCGTGTTGCCGATAGTCCAAGCAGTTTTGAACTCTCCATCAATGCCGTTTTTGCTGAATGATATACCGTGGCTGTTAATCATGATGACGTTTTTAGCCGTATCTTTTGGCAATCTATCAACGATTAGGATCTTGTTTCCTTCATAGATAACGCTAGAACCGTTCAGAACGTCCCAAATGCCGGAGCTTGATTCCGTTATCTGTTTTTCAACTTCAGCTTTTAAAGTATCAGTCTTATGCTCAATGCTCTTGCTAATGGAGCTTGAAATGTCATTCATCAAGTTGGAAAGTTTTTCATTGTAGTTGCCAAACTCGACCTCAGTATATTTCTTTTGAATGCAATCGTACTCAAACGTAGTTACGTGCGTAATAACGTTGATCCCTAACCGTTCATCGATAACTTCGATCGTGTCTCCTACATCTGTCATCTTCTCAAGATTGGCCTTTAAAGTATAAGATACTTTCGGAACGCAATTTTCAGCAAGATAGTCGTTCGCTTGCTTCCTTAAATCATCAAGCAATGCTCGATGGTAAAGGTCGGCATTCCCTCCGAAGTCCTCCTCATTAATATTCTGGGAGAAAGAAACTACTTTAGTATACGGTATGTCGTACTGCGTTGGAGAGTATAAATATAGTTCATCAAGAAGCAAGCCATCTGAGCCGACTGGAAGAATTTTGGTACATACACTGTCCCAAATCGCTTCTGATCTGATCTCCCTCAAGTTCTTCTTGTATCGTACTGTTACGCCGTTATCTTGACCTATATCAGCAGACAATTTGACGCTGAAATTATCTCTTACTAGGTGACCTCCCCAACGCTCCAGAAGAGTCTCAAAGGCTTCGTACAACGACTTACGAACACATCTGAAACTGTCAATGTGAGGAATGTTGGAGCTGACGCTGAACGGGCTTCTATTATCCGTGGCGCTATTTAAGTGATTGATCGCATCGTTACCGCTTTTCTCAACCACGTTGGAATCGGGAATGACGTAATTCTTTGAATCGTAATAAACGTGCCATGCTCTCAGACTGATTTTGCTTTGCGTCTTTGAAGGATTGGTAATTCTAAATGCTTGTGCTCCTTGTGGAGTATCAGCAACGATAATCCTATTTGCCGTTAAGTAACTGGCATATTGTAATCCTGCTTCAACATCAAGATAATAGTCGCCATTATCTTCCTTATGAATTTTAGCTTTATAAGGCTGTAATACTATGTCACCATTTGAAGTGAAGTCTGTATCGGTAGCTCTGAATACTCGTAACATGTTAAGCTCCTACGTCTTCTGGCGCCGGTGTCCAGTCTGTAGCCAGTGTTCCCCTCTTTACGAAAGCATGTCTGAAGCTAAGCTTACCACCCGCTGGGATATTATCAGTTCTAATATTGATGATATAGCTATGGTTGCCATTCAGCATTCCTTCAGTAATGATAAACGTATTAGTCAGTTTTTTTTCAGCGCCGTTTGGTACGCAGTTGGTTACAGGAGCCTGCCATGGGCCAATGGGCCTCCAATCTCTAGTCCACATAGAAACGTCTCCGTACTGCTGGAAGGTCATGTACCCGCTGGCTATACCATCATTTTTCACGGTGATACCAAACGTCAATTCATCGCCAGCCTTGAGTGTATCAAGAGGGTACGTAGCCAAATTAATCCAGTTGCCGTAGTCTGCAAACTTATTAAAGCCCTGGAAGTCGAACCAGTCCTGGGAAATCGCAACGCCACTAGTAGCCAAATTTCTCCCATACACTTGTGCACCATCGCTGTAAACCTTGTCTACCGGCTTGCCATTAACAACACACGCTTTGCCATTAATTGTTGACATTCAATCACCCCTCAATGAAGTAGACACCGGACTTGTCAGCCAGCTTATCATAATCGGCTTGCGAGATGATATTGATGACGGCATCCTTGCCTCTCTCACCTTTTTCACCTTTAGCACCAACCAGAGAAGCAAGCCATTCATCAACACCGCCATGGAAGCCGGCATTAACGGCAACTTGATAAGCAGACAGCCCTTGATCGCCTTTATCGCCCTTGTCGCCTTTGTCACCCTTATCGCCCTTGTCGCCCTTAATACCTTGAGACCCGCTTAAATCGGCTACAAAGGTAAAGCTGTTGCCATTCCACACGTAGAGTTTGCCGTCATCTGGATCGTTGACGTCACTGGCGATCATCGTAAAATCGCCATCAGAGAAACCATCGCCACGCATTTCAGCAACTGACGGGAAAGTCTTCACGATTCTAAAGTCTTTCCCCGGATCACCTTTATCGCCCTTGTCTCCTTTAGCTCCTACCAGAGAAGCAAGCCAGTCAGTTTGTGAACCTTTATAGCCGTTAATAACTGCTACTTGATAGGCGGATAGTCCGTCATCACCCTTATCGCCCTTCAAGCCATTTGCTACAGCGTCAGAAACTTGTTTTTTAAGTTGCTGACTGAGACCGCTGAACTGCTCGATGAAGTCATCAACCGTGATACTGCTGACGACTTTCCCAGAAAGACCAGTGACGTTCTCGTTGATTTGAAGCGCCAGAAAACCATCACTAGGATAGATAGCCGTTCCACCACTTACTGTGTCCCACAGTTCAAGCAGATATCTTCCGGCTGGCAACTGCGCCAGCTGTCCGCTAGTAATAGTAGCTTCGTCGTTCATGATACTAGCACTTACATCCAGCAAATATCCGGAATCGTTCTTGACTCTGACTTTTGAATTTGATGTTAGTTCTACTGGGATACCATTATCAAATGCAGTCAAAATGATTTTTGTTGTAGTATCTGAAAATTTGAACTTGCTATTTCCGTTGGCAAGATATAGTTTTCTCATAAATATTACCTCCTCACACTATTCAGTTCATCATCTAAGTTATTCTAGCCAGTGATTACCTTGAGTTTTTTTGCACATTATGTTCACCTCCTATAATTAGTATCGGTAATTCCGTAGACTCGTAGCATCTACATCACCCCACCGAAATTAAATACCGCTTGAAGCTGATTGCTTGAATACCGTTGGAACGAGAGATTCGTTGGAGTTTAAGAAAAGCTTCGTTCCTCCACTTGGAATTGTAATTTTAAACGTATGGTTTTCACTGTCAGTAATTATGGTTGATGGGACAGCATCAAGATTGTCGTTTGTAACTACCATTGGTGCATTTAGCCATGCCCCTTCTTCTAATTGTCTTGCATAGTACGTCTCACCTTGATTAGCGTCTAAATATGCCATCATGCAAATAGTTGCGCCCCAGCTGGTTTCCGTTCCTGCCGTAAGCCGAATATTTTTGATACTTACTGTGCCCGTTGATGAGCTTGTTCTAAATCCAATTTGGAACGGCTTGTTGTCGGAATAAGTAGTATACGTTACCGAATAGCGAGTGTAGCTATCAGACAATTTTACATCATTGTCTCCCCAACTATTAGGATTTACTGGAGTTCCATTAACCGCAGTTACGCAATTAAAATTGTTGTCCCCCATCTCGACATGTCTCATGAGAGTGGTAAGGTTGTCATTGTTTACCGTTGATTTTGCATCAAAGGAGAGAGTGTATGTGTTCTTTTTAAGATTAACAATAGCGGTAAACCAGTTTTCACCAGACGCATGGGCAAATGTGTGCTCTTCTCCGTCTTTCATACCACCAAGCAGATTGTAAATGTCGCCTTTACCGTTAATGTACGTGTTTCTATGCCAAGTCAAATTAGTTACTAAATCAACCGCAGGAGAATTAGAAACTTGCAAGTCGTATTCGTTACTCAGCAAATTCGGCAAATCAATGTAGCCGTTGGTCATGATCCCGTCTACGCCCATGTTTATTAACTTTTTAGCTCCATCAATGTCGTCAACAGTCCAAATGTAAACATCAAACCCTTCGGAATGAGCTTGGTCTACTAATTGCTGTGTTACGCCTTGACCTACACTAAGAACGACTTTTCTCTTGCCATTAATCCTCTTTTTGCCTTCCGCAATTAAATCATCGGTAATGTTTCCAGCTAACAACTCCAACTGTGCATTTTCGTCATGACTAGCAATATAATCCAAACTTGAATGATCAAATGATTGCCACCCAACCTTGTTAGCCATTCTATACTTAGAAACGATGTCTAAAAGCACTTGGCTTTGTTCATCAGTATAGTGTCGCTTCAACTCAGCATGAACTCTTGCTCCTGTTCTGCGAGCGAACTTGATAATGTCTTCAAATGTGCAAATATTGAGGCCTTTGAAGATCTCAGACTTGTAAATCCCGTAGTCGTAGGAGTTTAATTCTACTAACATTCGTTCGCCAATTTTTACTGGTTGAGTCAACTCCGTACCATCTGAATTGCGGGCAATACTGTTGATGGTGGCGTCATGGTGCAAAACAGGAATGCCGTCTTCCGTAAAGTAAATGTCGCACTCAATATCGTTGTAGCCGCTTCTTACGGCCAAAGAATAGGCCTCCAAGCTCTCCTCCGGAGCAATCGAATTAAGACCACGGTGTGCGATTGGAATGATCCCGGTGCTATTCTTCGGGCTAACCTCATCTAGCAATTTAATGCCTTCAATCGCAACTTTGCCATTATTCAAAAGTCTAACGGTCGCAAATGAAACTTTGTCCATGTTTGGCGTTAACAAACGATACTTGTCGTTGGTGCTGACCTCCCCCGTCTTCATGTCGATTAAGATGTCGAAGGAAGTTACACCACGGGAGAAGTCAAGAGCGACAGTAGCATTATGTGGCAACGTGTAATTGCGATTTTGGTAAGAGACGTAGGCTCTGTCGGTAAGGCAATTAAAATTAATTATCTTCCGCTTGCTATCGTAGTATGGTAAACCGTCTTTTGATGGAACGAACTGAACGTTCTGTTCCATGTAAGTCTCCCCATTAATCAGCAGACTTTGTGCTAAAACACCGTTCCAAGTAAGTCGGTCTCCTTCAGCTGGGTATCTTCTATAACTAGCCAAGACGTACTGATTTGCGTTGATGGGAATATACGGATTCTGTGAAATAACGGACAAGGTATTCGTATCAAAGATAATGACACCCGTGGTAAATTCCCAGTTAACATCTACTACCGTGTGCTGAGGAAATCTATAGGCATCACCGCTTGGTGTCGTGACCTGTGCCTTGTCTGTAATACATCTAAAGTCAAGCTTGCGTGTCGCCGTATCGTAATTCGGGAAGCCGTCCCTAGAAGGTTGGAACGTAAACGTTTGATTTTTTTGAACTGGGGTTTGATATACTCCACAATCTTTCCAATCACCGTTGACGAATAACCACATGTGCCCGGTATCCGCTACAACGAAAATGCCGTCTTGGCCTTTAGGATACGCCTTTTTCAGATCGTCAGCGTTGGCAAATGCCTTCGGGATAAATCTCGCACCCGCAATTCTCGCATTTACTGCTCTGTTAATGTCATCCTTCGCATCAACCACGCTGGAAGTGACAAACGACTTGGTTTGGTTCATGACGTCAATTCTCGCAACTTCAAGCTGTGCACTTAATGCTTTGCTGAGACTTCCTTTTGCCTCGTCAACATTGGAGTCAATTAACGACTCTACCTTGTGCATGTCATCGTCTGAAAGGCCATCGCCTTTGTCGCCCTTCAACATCAAAAGCTTAACTTCTGGTTCGATCATAGTAACCACCTTTTTAATATTCCGTAATATCGTTTTCAATAATGAACAATCCATTAAGGATAGTGAAAACATCTCCGTTTATGCGGATCTCTAAATCATAATAATAGAATCCTCCTTCTAATTGTTTCGTATCCCACGGGCTAACTCTAATTCGATAATAGAGCTTATTCCCCATAGACGCAACTTTGGTAATGCCGTGGTTTAATCTCTTTTGAAAGAGATTTTCTCCATCAGCATTGCGCTTTACCGTAAACGAAGCTTCTTCAAGATCATTAGGGTTATCGTCAAAGCCAATTTCAACTGCGAAAGCCAATGTGTCTCCTTTGATTATCTCAAAATTTTTGCGCATCATATCCACCTCGTATAATTTTTAATAGTTAGCCCAAAGACATCGCCTTCCCAGCTGATTTCATTAGCTCCAACATTCAAAACACAATTATCGTAGTCTCCAGCGACTTGTCTATTTTTCAAAACACTGCCGTTGTAAGCCTCCATCTTTTCAACATCGATTGTAATTGAATTGTCGTCAGCCATCATGATTTTTAAAACCGGTCTGCCGTTGATCTTGAGTAGGATTGCACCCGAACCAATAATCGTGAAAATTGGCCTTGATTGGCAATTACCATTATTCCGGATAATAACTGACTTCGTTTCTTCCGTTTTGAAGCTTCTTTTGGTCTCCACATTGGAATATTTAAAAGGCTGAACGTGGAATTTCACCGTTGCCGTCTTAAATCTTACAAGCCGACTAAAATCGATTTGATCTGTGATCTGGTAGCGGTAGTATTTATCCAATTCATTTGAAAAGGTAACCACCCCGGAGCTGTCGAAATAAGAAATAATGTCATCAATCCGATAATCTCCATAAAGCCCAATTTTCAGCTCTTTGTCGTAAGCAGAATAGCCCAACGGAGTGACTATGTCTCCATCTCGGCCATCGATCTCTTCGACTTCTGTTCTGATCTTCGGCTTAGCAATAGGTGGCAATTCTTGAACTAGCAATCCGTCAATATAACGGCTGTCTTTGCCATTCAAAATAATGTAGTTTCGCATTATCTGCCCTCCTATCTGTAAATTGCTCGTGCTACCGTACGATTAACAAATTTCCCGGCGACCTCATCATCAAGCTCTATTTTCATTTCGCTTAACGCTTCCTTGAATGAGTCAATCAAGTTCATATAAGTCGGATCTCCTACTGATCCGCCCTGCCAATTACCGTTAGTTGAAATGTCAGTGTTGAAACTAGTTGGAATTGAGTTATTCATCTGTTGCGCTACAGCTTGCATTTCATCTTCAAAACCTACGCCAATCCCTTGCGCCATGTACTTGCCGACCTCATCTCTCATGACACGTGACGGGGAGTGAATGCCAAGCGCACCTTTCATCCCATCAACAATCCCTTTGGCGAAGGATCTGACTTGACCTGCTAACCAACCTGCCGCTCCGCTAATCCCGTTCCAGATGCCGTGAACGATGTTAGAACCGATTGAGGCGACTCGCCCCGGAAGACTAGCTAGGCCATTAACTACCGCATTGAACATGCCTCGTGCACCCCTAGCACCAGCACTAACCATTTGACCTGCCCAAGATCCTAAACGGCCAATAACGCTAGAAAGGAATCCACCAATGCGCCTCGGTAATTGAGAGATAAATCTGACTACTCCACTCAAGAACCTAGAACCAGCGCTAGCCGCATGTGACGCCATGCTTGATGCCCAACTTGTAACTCTAGAAATTGCGTTACTCAAAAAACTAGCAATCCTACCCGGCAACTGAGTAAAGAATTGAACGATGTTACTCAAGAACTTGCTACCAACGTAGCGAGCCTTGGCGATCATCAAATTAACCCACATTACCGTTCTGGTAATAGCCGTGTTTAAGAAGTTGGAAATCTTGCCGGGCAACTGAGTAAAGAAGTTAACGATGTTGGTTAAGAACCTCCTACCAGCATTTGTTGCATTAGTCGCCATGTTTGCAACCCACTTAACGACCGTGCCGATTACAGTACCCAAAATATAACCAAGATTGTAAGGTAATTGCTTAAAGAAGTTGACAACGTTAGTCAAAAATTGTCTCCCCGCATTGCTTGCATTGGTAGCGACATTGACCGCCCACGTTTGAATGTTGTTTAAGGCGCTTCCTAACCATGTAGCAAACGCCCCAGGCAATTGAGCTAACGTACTACCCACATTAGTAAACCAAGCTGAGATCGCAGTTTTAGCAGAATTAAAAGCATTAGGAATTGTTTGTGTGAAGAAGTTTCCTACACTTGTAGCAACATTGGTGATTGTTTCCTTGATACCATTCCAAGCACCGATTACAAAGTCTCTGAACCCCTTGTTCGTGTTCCAAAGTACCGTGATCCCCGCAACTAGCGCTACTACGCCCGCAATGATCAAACCAATCGGGTTGGCAAGCTGTACCGCGTTCAAAGCGGCTTGCGCAATCGTGAGCCCTGCTGTTGCCGCTCTCCACTCATTAAATGCCGAGACCATTGCCTCGATCTTCTGGGCTACCATTAAAGCACCAAGCCCTGCCGCTATCCCCGCTAACAACGGAGCAATTATCGGCAAGTTAGTAACCAACCAATTAATCGTGCTCTTGATTGGAGGAATGACAGTGTTGATTGTGTTGGTGATGCCATTAATGAACCCGGTGATGTTTTCTGAGCCAATCGTGTCGTAGATCTTCATCAATCCATCGACAACAGAAGCTTGCAAATTACCCATCGCACCCTCAAATGTAGAAGTGCTAGTTGCCGCTTTCTGTGCAACGTCCGTGAACCCAAGATCCATGATCGCCTTATTGAACTCGGCGGCCGTAATCTGCCCCTTAGCCATTGCGTCCCTAAAGTTCCCGGTATAAGCACCGTTCTTCTTCAGTGCGTCTTGCAACTTACCGCTCGCACCCGGAACTGCGTCAGCTAATTGGTTCCAGTTTTCCGTAGTTAACTTGCCTGCGCCCGCAGTCTGAGTAAGAACCATTGCGACGCTCTTAAATGTGTCTTGGTTACCACCCGCAACAGCGTTAAGGTTACCTGCCGCCTCGGTCAACTTTTCAAAATTTGGAACTCCGTTTGAAGCTAATTGAGCCGTGGTGTTGGAAACTGTAGACAAGTCATAAACGGTCTTGTCGGCGTACTCCTTCATTGAACTGCTTGCACGCTTGATTTGTGAATCATCATACCCAGCGAATTTCATTGTCTGCTCAAACTTTTTCATAGAGTCCGAACTCTCAATAGCCTCGCTAGCTAGTCCCTTGATCCCGTCAATAGCAGATTGAATGACATTGCTTGCAAGGTTAGCGATAGCGCCCTTCAATACCGTAAAGCCTTTGCTTGCATTATCGGATTTGTCGCCTGCGTCTTCTACCGCATTGCCAAGATCTTTAGACTGCTTCTCAGCGTCCTCCATTGATTCGCCTAACTCATTTGTTGGCTTCGTGGCTTCCTCCAACTGGTCGCCTAATTCATCAATCTGACGTGCCGTCTTATTTACGTCTGCTTGCGCATTGTTCATCTGAACCGCAAGTTTAGAAAGGGATTGTTTGTTCTTGTCTTGAGCCTCAGTACTTTGGTTGTACTCTTTCTGAAGCTGATCTACGGCTTCTTTTTGCTTTTGATAAGCGGTTGAGTCCTCACCAAGAGTTGTTTTGATCTGCTCTAGTTTTTGCTTAGCTCCTTCTAGTTTTTCGCCAAGCTGTGTGTGCTCGTTAGCCGCTTGTTCTACTGCCGCTTTGTATTTATTGTACTGTTGCGAAACAAGACTGAGCTTCTCCTTCTGTTGCTCCAGTTTTGTCTTTAAGACATCTTGCTTCCTACTTAAAGCAGTAACACTTGTGTTGTTGTTGCCAAACTCACTTGTTACGACTTTCATTGCGGAATTTACTTCTCGCAACGACTGATTGATCCCCCTTAAAGCGTTTCTGTATTCTGTTTCTCCTTTAAGTTTGATCGTCCCACCGAATGCCATGAAATCACCTCCATTTAAAACCACTCATCGTCTTGCTGACTTTTCGCAAAAGCTTCGGCGTAAGTCATGTTGTTGTTTTTTAGTCTCATTTCCAAGTCAAAATCGTCTTTATAACATTGGTATAAAGCGTAAAAGGTCGAAAGTGTTAACCTCCCGACCTCCTTAAAGCTTAGATTGAACTTGGTTTTGCCGATGAAATAAAACCACGTGAAATTAATCGGCTGATCTTGTTCTTCCTCGTGGATTATGAGTTTTTTTCAGAACTCTTAGTTGAGTCAACAACAGCGCTTTGCATTTGCTCAGCTACTTCCTCAATACCCAATTCGCTAATAATGCGACCTACTTGCTTCTCAGTAAGCAATGGAGTGTCAGTGCCCTTTTCATCGTTGTCGATTTCAATACCTTCGTTAATCATGCAAGTGATACCAAAACGCAAGGCCTTGATATTAGGCTCGTTCTTCTTCCCGCCGTCAGTGATTTCGCCCCAACGAGCTACCGTACCATATTTATTCTGGATTTCCTCCATAACGTTCAAGTTAAAAACAAGCTTGTATTCATTGCCTTTGTATTCGATTTTCTTAGTGATTTCTTTCATCGTGCTTCACCTCATCAAATTAAACGCCAGTCTTAGCCATCAAGCCTTCGAGATACTTAATGGCTTCTTCCTTAGTGTCAAAGGTCTTAGCTCTTGACCATTCCCCACTCGCCAAACTTGACGCAACGCCTTCGAGTTCTGTGGTCGTAAAGTCTACCTTGTCGCCCTTAGTCTTGTCTTCTTGTGACGGCTCTGAGAACTTTACCTTACACAAAAATTCGACCTTGTACTTGTAGACCCCGTTAACCATTTTGGTAATAACCCGGCCTAAACCAACGTAAGGAGCGGTATCGCCAGAATTACGGACAATTTCATTGCCAGTCCCATTACTACCGGTCGTTAGCTTATGACCAAGCAAATCAGCCATAGTTTGTGGATCATCTTCGTCAATTTCAATGGTGACCGTAGCAGAGTTGAAAGAGTAGTCGCTTTCTGCCAAGCCGTCATCGGCATAGAGGGTTGCATCGTTGTTAGTTACTGAGACCTTGCAAGACACCGCCTTTGCAGGAGTCTTTGCTCCATCATAGACTGCCTTGCCGCCTTGTTCTGTAAGCTTGGAGTATCGAAAATTACTCAAACCGATTTTTGCCATATTTAAAACCTCCGTTATCTAATATGGATAAAATTTAACGTCTTATGATATAGCCCCGTCTCATCTTCGTAAAGATCTCCGGAGTTGTTTTGCGGATTGTAGACCCAATCGTTGGCTTTTAAAATCTCTTTTACCGCTTCAACGATTGGAAAATAGTTGCCCTTAGAATAAATGTCGAAATCGTAGCAATCAGAGTAGCTGACGATCTCGTCATCGGCAGAAAATACCTCATCAACCATAATTTCTTGGTAAGTAATGTAGGTCGTTTCCTTGCCATCATACCGTAAAAAGGAAACAGGAATCTGTTTCCCATTAACAGTGAAATTCTTAAAAATCTTCTCTAGCTCGCTATTCATCTCCTAATAGACCTCCACTCAGCTCTTTTTGCTTTGCTCGCATGATCGCTTCGATCTCACTCTTTTTGAATGCTTTTCTAAAGAAGGGCTGTTTAGGATAATTTGCTCTACTTGAACCGTACTCAAACAGGTTGGCAACTAAAGGGATTGGAGTTTTTACGCCGTTCTCATTGGTAAAGTAACCACCCATGACGACCTTGTTGTTGATCCCGTCATCGCTAGGCGTTCTGTATGTTCTAGTTACCTTAACCCCACTAGCAAGCCCGGCTTTTTTCATTCCGGCAGGCATTCCGGAAATGACTTCATTTCTGACGTATTCAGCTCCCGCCTTGGTCATACCGCCAAAGACTGTGCGTGCTCTTTTTTCAACGAAAGTGACGTCTTTAAAGATGTCATCTGGAAGCTCCATCTCGAACTTTGCCATTACTTTATCACCGCTTTCGCTTGCATCTCGATTTCGGTATCGTCCTCGTTTACGTTGCTCAAATACTGAACCGTGTAAACCTTGTTGCCGTATCTAATCGTCATGTCACGATTGGAAGCACTTGAATTGTAGTAAGCGTCCTCCACTGCCTTTGAGTAGCGGATAGTGAAATTCGTTGTTGCCTTTTCAAAGTCTGAGTTGTTGACAACTAGAGTAAAGCCTTTTGTCGTCTTAACGCTCGCCCACGGTGAAAGCACTAATTCTTCTTGCTCATTCGGGAAGCCGTCATCATCTACGCCTTTAACAACTTGATATATAGAAATTCGCTTATTATACTTGCCTGCGTTAATCATGATGACCTCCTTACAGCAAATTGGTTGAGTGCATGCCTAGAATGGTTTGAATGGTCTGATTAAAGTCGCCTTTGTCAACGTACAACGTTCGATTGTCGTACATGTCTTGACATAACAGATAAACCACGATCACGAAGTCGGGGAAATCATCTAAATTTTCTCTCCCCGTATATTTAGTGATAAACGTCTTGGAAATGTTCAAAAGAGTTTGCAAGAGCTTTACATCTTCTGGTGTTACCTCAGACAATCTCAGATAATTAGCCAAATTTTCAACGGTGATGTCACTAACTTTTGTTACGTCATTCATTCTTAGCAACCTCCTTTGGAGGCCGACCCCGTTTCTTTACTTCTTCAATGTATTTAGCATTCAGCAAATCGTCAATGATGTTCTGATTGGTCAATTCTTTGATCTCATCTTTCGCCATTGAAATGATCCCGCTGAATCCTATCCGTGCTCTATATTTCATCTTTTTGATTAACCGGCTTTCATGACCAACTTAGCAAGACCTTGTTCATTTTCAACCTTGCTGTCGAACTCAAACCAACCTACAACCCCGGTAGCGTGTTCATCTGCGTACTTTTCACGCAACACTTGAATGTTTACTGCTTCGTTGAACTTGGTTGCCAAGCATGACATGTCGCCGTAGTAGATAACCGTCTTGCCGCCTGCGATGTCGTCCATGTTGTCTGAGACGAAAACAGGCTTGCCAAACAAGGTAGTCCCGAATGGAGACGTCATGTCATCATTGAACAAGTAACGGCCATTGCTGTCCTTCAACAAGCGCAGTGCGGTACGAGTTGCGTTGCTCATAATGAAGATTGCGTTGTTCTGGTAGGAGTCCTTAACTGTGTCCTTCAACTTGATTACTTCATCACTAGTAATTGCGGTTGCACTTGCGGTAGTGATTGCATTCTGAACGGTAGACAGACCAGTAACCTTGCCCGGAGTACCCTTTAGCAATTCATGTTCGATAAACCGTGCGATTGAATCACCCATCTCAGTAACTACAAAGTTGACAATGTCGAATTGAGCATTGTTAATCAGAGAATTGGAGATCTTAGACAATGCACCAGCCAAGAACCCAGTAAGCGTGATGGACTTGAACGTACCATTTGAAGAAGTCAAAGGACTAAATTCATCTTGGTATGCTACCTTGAGAGTTGAAGTCTTGTCATCGTAGTAAGGGATTTGCAAATTGCCCTTGACGTTGTACTTAGTTGACTTGTCAAGCACCGGAGAAACATCGTAAACCCGCTTAATGATCTTTTGCGCAATGGTAGTAGGAATTACCGCACCATTATCGCTCTTGCTCAATTCCCCGGCACGTTCATGAACCAACTTACCTCGAATGTAATTTTCAAAAGCACGAGTTTCGTTTTGTGCTTGTTGCTTCTTCTTGTCTTCTTCACTCATATCGTTGTCTCCATCTTCGTCAGCTGGTACTGGTTCTTGCTTTGGTTGCTTTTCGTCCATGCTATCCATATCTTCGTTAATCTTCAACTTTTCAGTAATTTTACGGACATCATCACGAATTTTTGCCAATTCAGCCATTTCTTCGTCCGTAAGTTCTCGCTTTTCGCTCTTCGCCTTGTTAACCGTGTCTTCCGCACGAGTAATCAAGTCATTCTTTTGTTCAGTAAGTTCTTTTGAATTAAACAACATATTTAGTCGTCCTCCTTAATTTCATTCAAAATTGCATCGGCCTTAGAATAATCAATCTCTTTAGGCTCTTCTTTTGGCGACTCCATCTCTCGAACATTTACTTTGTCGATCATGTCCGCCCCAATGAAGTTGATTTGCTGATCTCTAGCATTGATTGACGTTCCAACATAAGCAGGAGTCTTTGAGTTATCGAGAATTGAAACTTCATAAAGATTAAGTCCTCGTACTTTTCTCAACGGCAACTTAGTTTCGCCATCAACGACTTCTTCAACGTCTCTGTCAGTGAAGCCAAAGCTCCAACCAGTAAGTTGACGATTTCTCGCCTTCTCGATTACGTCCTTGTCGTAAATCTGCGCCCGTGCATGCAAGCCGATATTGTCTTCCTCCAACTCAAGATTGCCCTTCGAGGTACTACCAAGATCTCTAGTCCAATCGTGATTGAGAAGAACATGAATATCGGAATTGCGCTTGATTGCGTCACTGAACGCTCCTTTGTCGATTCGCTCTACGAATCTACCTAGCCTACTTGACAAAGGCTTAGAGTTGCGTTCTACAGCGTTTACGTAGCCCTCAATTTCTACGTGGTCATTGCGAATGTTAACCTCCATCTGTTTCTTCACCTCCTTTATCGCTTTCAGAATTCAAGTCTGCTGTTTTATCGGTGTTCGGAGTGTAGTACTGGTGTGAATTAATGTCATATAGCACTGATCCCAAACCGACATTGACAACGTCCATGCCTTCGATTGCTTCAAGATTTTCTTTTTCCCGGATCTCATTCTTCGAAATCCATCCTGCTTCATTAGCCGTTTTATAAGCCTCATAACGCTCTTTTTGGTTCGCTTTAGTGATTTCGTTGACGTCTAGAACGAAAAAGTAGTTCTTTTTCTCCTTTTCAAGCAATAAGTCACGATTTAACGCAGTTTCAAATGCTTTTACGATAGGAAAAATTGCTTCTTTGAACGTATCGTAGAAATCGTCTTTAATGTGAAAGATGCTCTTGATTTCGTTGGCCAACGTGTTCTTATTTTGATCAAGTTGCATCTCCACTGAGTTGTTACTTGCTTCTTGGAACTCCAGACCATCGTTCAAGACGATGACGTTTTCGGTGTTGTTAGTGTAAAGATTTTTCCAAGCTCTTTTAAGCGTGTCAATCGTGTCTTGGTCAAGTCTACGGTTAGATTTAAGGAAACCCTTCTTATTACCTCCACTTTTGACAAGCCCCAACTGGTAAACTAGCGTACTATATGCCGTTTCTAGCGCTTTAGAAACTTGAATTGTCAACCCCACACCGCTAGCGCCGTCCTTGGTGTTCCGTAACAGCTTAATAAACTGATATGGATGATATTCTGAGCCGTTAACGAGGATCACATAACTCTTGTTGATTGGATCTGAGTTTTTCAAAATCGAAACGTTCCGATCCTCCACATATTTAATCGCAGTTACATCATTCTTGCTTTTGGCAATGTAAGCATAGCCTCCTTTACCAAGAAGATAATCTTCAACAAGAGCTTTCTTGAGCTGAAATGCGTCTAGCGTGTCTCCAGTATCTGAATTTAAGCATGTTACACGTGAATCATTAGTCACTTCCTCAATCTTGCCTTTTTTGGTCTTGTATAATCTGACGGGCATGCAAGCAACCATGTTACAGAGAAAATCGACCGCACCTGCTACCGCAGGCAACGTCAATGCCTTTTCCCTAGTAATTGTGTCTCCACCTATCAACGCTTGCAACAGTACATCGTCAACTGCCGGAGCGACTTCTGCTTTTGGAGCAGGATCTTCTCGTGTTCGGAACAAGTCTAAAATACTCAATCAATCACCCCCAAACTTAAATAACTTGGATAGCAAAGTCCATCTGGTTTAAGAAATGGTCTTGCTGTAATAGATACACGGCATTGATAAGGCTGACAACCATATCGACCTTGCCCGTACTCTTTTTCTTATGAACATATGCGTTTCTATTGGTGTCATAGGAAACTTTCGCATTCTGAAAGTTGATCTCAAGCAACTTGTTTTCAGTGTATTGGAACTTCTGGTTGAGGATCTCCTCCTTCAACAGCTTTGTCGGAGGGTGCAATACGCTGGAGTGCTGTCTAATTTCTACAGTGTTATATCCTGCCTTCTCCAACTTTTGTGCGGTACTCAGCGCATTCCAACGGTCGTATCCGATTGCTTGAATTTGACAACCAAACCGCTGTTCTATACTTAAAATATACGCCTCAACGAATGAATAATCAATTACTCGATCACCGCAAGCCATGACTTTTCCGGTCTTTAGCAAATTGCGGTAATCCACCTTTTCTGAAACCATCTTCTCGTTGATCCTGCCTTCTGGAATAAACGCAAATGAATCAGCGATAATGTTGTCCTCATCATCAACGGAGACCATTGAGATACTGGTGTTGTCGTTCGTCTCTGAAAGGTCAAGGCCAAGATAAACAATTCTTCCGTTCCAATCGATGTTGGATACCTTGCATTCTTGAACGTCTTTGACATCGATGTAGGTCTCAGTCCCAACTCCTTGATAAACGATATTACAGTGCTTCGTGACGAAATTCTCTCTTGCACTCTCAATCGCAACTGCTCTCGTTCGCTTCTTGAGCAAGTCCTCCCAGATTTCTGGGGTCTCTAACGCAACTGGGTTCGCCTGCTTCAATATTAAGTCGTCTGTTTCCCAATCTTTAACGCTGTCAGGTTCATACAAAAGAGAGAACACGGTTTCGTCTTTTTCGATGCCGTCAAGTACCTTCTTTGAGTACGCAACTTCATCTTCAAACGGATTATCGATTGTCGGGTATTTCGTACTAATGATGAACCCTAATTTGTTCAAGATGTTAAGTTGCCCGGACTCCATCGCCTCGATTGGATATGAGTTAGGAAGCGCTCCAACCTCGTCAGCAATAAAGGCGTTAGGAAGACGACCGTCCATACGGTTGTTTGAATAAGCCAAAGGGATCAACTTATTTTCGCTCGGCTTAAACATGATATAGTCCCGCAAGATTTTCCATCTCGTTGTTTCCTTGAATTTGTAGATCAACGGGCTTGCCTTCAACGTCTGCCCAATCGCATCTTTAATTTCTTTTGACAGAGCGCCGTCTGGGGCTACTGAGAAGAATTGACTGAACCGTGGCTCAGTAATAAACAGAATGATGAAGATTGTCGCAATCGTATATGTCTTGAAGTTCTTACGGCAAATTTCCAAGACCCCGGTCTCATACCTCCGCTTCTTAGGATTGTCTCGGTAAACAGTGCATAGCATTGCCGTGTAGAAAAGCCATTGATAACCAGTTGTGCATTCAAACAACGTCTTCCCGGCTTTAAGCCCTTTCGGCATAATCAATAGCTTCAAGATGTTCTCAATCTGTTTTAGTTTCTCCTCACTAATGACGTACTTCTTGTTCTTGTCCTCGCAGATTTTCATGAAATCAAGCATTTGCAAGCGCACGTATTTTGGTGTTGTTTTGGCCTTAACCGACTTCTTGCAAAAATCGTAAGCCTTACTTCTCATTGTCTTCGCCGCCATTTATTAACTTGAGAAGCGGATCTTCTTCTGCCGATGAATTGTCATCGCTTGAGAATCTTGAAATGATTTTCATCAATGTGCTAACCGTTTTATTTGCGCTGTCAGTAGTGCGGTTGTAGTCTTGGATCGCCGGGTGTGAATAGATGTTCTTCCGACCTTTTACGTACTCCTTAGTAACCAGAACTCCGTCATTCTTAATTGCCGACTCCAACTCGTTGAGGATCTTCAACTGAACCATGTAACGGCGGAATGTTGTGATGAAGAAGAAGTTTTTGTCAACCCCAAAGGCCTCAGCCTTCTTCAAAATTTCCTCGGCCTGCTCGTTTACTGTCTTACGCATGTTCTTTCACTCCTTTTAATTAATTTTAAGCCATTTTAAGGCGTTATGAGCCGTTTTAATCTTAGGCATGTACATTTACACTAGAGTGCTTGCTATCCTGCCCTGTGAGGCGTTTTTTAAGCCTTCAGCTATCATTTGTGAATATGTTTCCTCCATCTTGGTGACAAAAGTTTAGGGACGGCATTATTCCACTTAATTTCATGCTGGATACGATATTCGGTGATCCCCATTGCGGAGACCTTAACACATGACGGACAACACATGACACTGTATAACGATTTACGAGCAATTCTGAATGCCTTGATCTGATCCTCGGTCAAATCTTCAGCAACGATACACGGTACTTCAGTAATCCCCAACTTCTCGCAAGCCTTCAACCGTGTATGACCAGCAACCACGATATTGTCTTTGTCAACTACTACAGGAACTTTAAAGCCGAACACCTTGATTGAGTTGGCAACATAGTCAACCGCTTCTTCGTTATTCCGTGGGTTGTTCTCATACGGTACTAGATTAGCAACCTTCTTGTAGACGATATTCATTCTTTCATTGCCCATTTTTAACCTCGCTTTTGTATATGCTCCATAAACCTTTTTCCAAAAACCGTGCGAAAAAATAAATTGTGTATTTTTTGGTTCAGGTGTTT